TATCAGCGCATCTTCACCAAGGCTTTGGAAGACCCCGCCTTTGCCCAAGCAATCACCCACGTGGGAACGCCTGCCCAAGGTGCTAAGGCGGCGGCTCAGTTGGAAGGTATCGGGGCGAACATGTCCCAAATTTTCAACGAACCCCTCAGGACCACTGCTCCCGGTATTGCTCAACGCATCATCCGTCAGGAATTGCCGCAGGAGCAGTTGCAGGGTCGTCAGGCAGAAATTGGAGACATGAAAAGTTTGCCGGTTGTTTCACGTGAAACATCTGCCAAGCAGATGCTCAAGGCTTTCCCGCCAGCGCCCGCGACCCGTGGCTACGACTTCAATCCACGTGTGCCCACCACACCACCAGCAAAGACAGGCGGCATGGGGCAGGTGCAATTGATGTATCCGTCCATGTTCCCCAATGACCCAATCAGTGGTTTGTTGCAACAACGCCAAGCAATGGTTCAGGGCGGGCAGCAGCCCGTTCCCGGACAATAGGAGTAAGACATGCAGATGATTGGACAACTGGTTGCCACAATGTTCCTGAGCCGCGAAATGGCACACAGGGCGCATTTGGCTGTGACAGGGCCCGGAAGTTTCTCAAAGCATTCTGCTTTGGGGGAGTTCTACCCTGCAATCATTGAGATTGCCGACAGCATTACCGAGGCGTATCAAGGCCGTCACTCCATCATCGAGATCCCGTATTTGGAAGCGCCCGAAGACTACGGCGACATCATCAAGATTTTGGAAAAACATCTTGATGACATTGAAAGTATTCGATATGCCGCAGTGGACAAAAAAGACTCTCCCATTCAAAATCTGATTGATGAAGCCGTGGGTACCTACTTAAGTGCCCTGTACAAACTCAAAAATCTTAAGTAGTACGCGCATGTGGACCCAATCAGCATTCTCTTTGCAGCCAATGCTTGTGTCGCCGCCATCAAGGAAGGTTGTGAGTTGTACAAGCAGGCCAAGACTTCTTTCATGGAGGTTAAAGCCACTGTGGACGAAGTTGTTGGAATTGGCAAGGAAGTCCAAGGATTCTGGGCAAAGCTCTTCGGAACAAAGCCAGCCGCCCAAGCCAAGCCTGTGGCGAAAAAGAAGGAAGCCTACGTTGCCGTTGACGAAACCAAAGTCATGTCGGACATCGTTACTCAGCTTACCCAGTTTTTCAAGCTACAAGAACAGCTTGCAGCGCACATAAGGGAAGAGGAAGAGAAGAGTAGATCAATCTACGACCCCGATGCCAACCTGATGGAAGCTGCCCTGAAGCGGGTAATGGCTCAAGACCAGATGGCAGCGTTGGAAGTGACAATCAGGGAAACTATGGTCTACCAGTCTCCTCCTGAAATGGGGGCAATGTATTCCAAGGTTTTTGATATGCGAGATGTAATCAAGGCAGAGCAAGACAAAGCAAGGAAGAAACGGGATGAAGACTCATGGCAACGCAAGGAAAGGGAACGCCTTACAAGCGAAAAGCAAGCGTACCTGCTAGTGACTTTTCTTTTCCTCCTGTATATGTGGCTCCTCCTGAGCCTCTTAAGCAAGACTGGGAAAGCGTAATGGGGTGGATTGCTGCTTGTTTACTTGTCGTTTTGTTGTTGCCTTTTTTGGGTATGCTGTATATAGATGTGCTGCAAACCAAGCAAGAGGCCAAGCAGCAAATTGAGAAGATGGAAAAATTGCGCAGAGAAATGGAAAGGGATAAACGTGACAAAAAGCCTGATACTTTTGGTGATAACCCTGTGTTTGATCGGGTGCGACGACCGCTATCGTTACCCTTGCCAAAATCCGACAAACTGGAATAACGCTGAATGTAAGCCGCCAATCTGTACCGCTGCTGGTACTTGCCCTGAAATGCTTGTCAAACCAGAGGAGAAAAAGTAATGCCCACCATTGGATATAAACCGAATAGCCGCTTGAGTTCCGACGAGATTGAAGTCAGGGTTTGGGCATTTGTCATTGTGGTCTTGGTGACCATCCTGCTGGCCTCAATGGGTATGTTTCTGTACTCAGTTTCGTTTGTCACCCAGCCTATGAATGGCAGCATGGCGGCAATCGACAAGGTGTATACACAGCAGATTTCAACAATAATGGTCTTCATTACTGGTGTGCTTGGCGGCGTAGCTGGACGCTCTGGTGTCAAGGCAATTGCCAACGCAAGCGCCAAGGCTGAGGCCACTGATAACGATGAGCCACCAAAGCCATGAGCCTGTTCAATCCATACGTCCTGCTTGGCATCGTCTTAACGGTGCTGGGTAGTTTTGGCGCTGGATATTACAGCGGCGAGCAGAATGAATACGAGCGTCAGCAGCTTGAGATTGCCCGTTTAAATGAACAGGCACGGGAGACAGAACAGCGTATGGGCGAGGTTGCCCAGACATATGCACAGACTCTAAGGAAAGCCAACAATGTTGCAAAAGCTAAAGAAACTAAGCTGCGTACTGATATTGCCTCTGGTGAGCGCAAGCTGTTCATCCCTGTCAAAACCTCCTGCCCCGTATCAGCCGCCGCAGATTCCACCTCTGTCGCCGGAGATAGCCGAGAAACAAGAACCGAACTTGACAGATCGGTTGCTGAAGCTCTTATCGCAATCACAGCCGACGGAGACCAAGCCATCCGCAAGCTCAACGCCTGCATCGATCAATACGAAAAAATGAGGAGCTTTAAATGACCCAATTGACAACCAACTTTTCTCTGCACGAACTGACCAAATCAGAGACTGCCCTGCGCATGGGCTTTGACAACACCCCCGGCGAAGCCGAGATTGAAGCTTTGCGCCTGCTATGCGAGAAGGTCCTCCAACCTGTGCGCGACCACTTTGGCAAAGGTGTCAAGTGTAATTCTGGGTTCCGCAGTGCGGAAAGTAATGCGGCAGTCGGAGGATCTCGTACCTCAGACCACGTCAAGGGCCAAGCAGCAGACATCGAGATTCCCGGCGTAGCAAACGCTGACTTAGCTCAGTGGATCATGGACAATTTGGAATACACCCAACTCATTTTGGAGTTCTATACCCCGGGTATACCCGACTCTGGCTGGGTGCACGTAAGCTATGATCCCAACAACTTGAAGAAGCAAGAATTGACTGCAACGAAGGTTGCAGGGAAAACACAGTATCTTCCCGGATTAGTAGCATGAAAGCAAAACCCAAAAAATCTACTGTAAACGCTGCGGGCAACTATACAAAGCCGACTCTACGCAAGAAGATTGTGTCTCAGGTAAAAGCCTCAGCAACTCAAGGCACGGGCGCTGGGGAGTGGTCGGCCAGAAAAGCCCAGCTTGTGGCCAAGAAGTACAAGGCGGCGGGCGGGGGGTACAAAGATTGAAGGCCCCACAGAAATCCCTAAAAGATTGGGGCGACCAGAAATGGCGCACCAAGTCGGGTAAACCCTCATCTAAAACAGGGGAGCGGTATCTTCCTGAAGCAGCTATCAAGTCTTTGTCCCCTGCTGAATATGCCGCCACAACCAAGGCCAAGCGCAAAGGTAAGGCGGCAGGGAAACAATTTGTAGCTCAACCAAAAAATATTGCAAAGAAAACCGCCGGATTTAGATAAACTAAGGATTAGCAGTTGCCGTCCTCTCCATCGGCATCCTTAGGCCCCGGCAGCAATGCTGGGGCCATTTTTTCAAACTGCTCTACCCGTTGCCACCACTTGTCCTTGTAGCCGTCAAATTCGCGGCCACAGGTTACAAATTCCTGCACTTCCCCATCCTGCGCCACCATCATGATCACGCCGTGGTCAATGTTGGTTTGGTATAACTGGTTGTGCGCACAGGCGTAAGCCGCCAGTTGGATGAAGTAGTCATCAATCCATTTGCGGGGCTTCATGCGGTTGGTCTGTTTGAAGTCAATGATCGATGCCTCGCCCTTGTAGACACCTACGCAGTCAGTTGTGCCTGCATACCGGAAAGGGTAATACAACTGGGCCTCTGTTCCCCATACCTCGTTGACGTGGGGAAAAAATGTCTCAATCAGTTTGTAGCCCATACGGTAGCCCTTGACTTGCAGCCATGTCCGGGGGGCGGGTAAATCCCTATTCAATAGGAGTCGCTCGACCACGTTGTGCATGTGGGTGCCTACCGTAGCAGCCTCATTTTTGATCTTCTCCGCCTGCTCCCAACCAACCCTTTCGGCCCACGAATCAAGGTGGGTTCGGTCTTTTGTATCCGACAGGATACGGGTGACGCTTGGCATCTCAGGTCTATATCCATCGATTTTGTATACACGTCCGGTGGAGGTGTCTATTCTTTCGAGTTTTGTATACACATACTTGCGGCGGATGGGGATGAGTTGCATTAAATAATCCAATCTTTGAAGTTCTCGCCCAGCACTTGCGAGGCAATGTTGATCTTGTTCCGAAGCGCCTTGACGATGTGTTCGTCGACCGTGTCTTTAGCAATCAGGTCGACATAGGTTACCTTGTTGGTTTGACCAATACGATGCGCCCTGTCCTCTGACTGCAAGCGCACCTCCAAGTCAAAGCTGTTGCTGTAGTAGATGACCGTATTGGCCGCTGTGAGCGTCAAACCATAGCCGCCGGTGCGTGGGTTGCCAACAAAGAATCTAAGCTCACTGTCGGGGTTTTGGAAGTCCTCCACGGCCTTTTCCCGGTCCTCATCTTCGGTGTCGCCGTAGTAGGTGGCAACAGAGGTCATGCCGTATTCCTTTTGCAGCGACAGCCGGATGTTCTCAATGTCCCTGCGGTAATTTGCCCAAATGATTATCTTGCCACTGGTCTCCTCCAACACAGCCATGAGTTCACCAATACGGTTGCTGGGGATGTCAATCTGTTGGCCATCGTCGAGTTTCACGTGCCCGCAGCATATCTGATGCAGTCGCATGAGCTGGGTCAAAGCATTGTTGGTGCTCATCAAGTTGCCATCAACAAGCGCCAAGGCCATGAGCTTCATCTGGTCATAGTATTTCTTCTGCTCCGGGGTCAGCTCAACATCGCGGCGGGTGTAAACCTTGTCCGGCAGGTCCAAGCATTCTTCCTTGGTTACCCGGAAGGAAAAACCGTTGAGCTTTTCCTGCAACTCATTGAGCCTGCGGTAGCCCACAATCTGCTTAAAGGTGTGCGTTGGCAACCTGCGCTCAACAAGGATCGCGTACCGTGCTTGGAAGGCGTAGAAGCTGGCGCTGTTCAAGCAATCCGGCCCTAAGAATTCGCATTGGCTGTACAGGTCCAAGGGGGACTTGGTCACGGGGGAGCCTGTTGCAATCCTCCTGTACCGCGCATCGCGGGCCACCTTGATGATGCTCTTGGTGCGCTTGGCGTTGGGTGTTTTGATGGTAGTGCTCTCGTCGACCGCCATGAAGGAGGAAGTGACACGCAGGAATGTGCGGGCGTAGGCCGTTCCCCTCTCAGTGCTGAACGCCTCGATATTCATGATCAGGATACGCAGCTTGTCCAGAGAATTGATCATCTCCTCCATCTCAAGCTTCTCCGCCTTGCGGGGAGCAGGTGTCCAGCATGCCATCTTGTATGGCACATGGTCAGGCATGTGCTTGGGCAGCTCGGACTTATACCAATTGCGGTACACCCCCTTAGGGGCCACAATCAGCATTGAGTCGATCTTGCCCTTGTCGTAGAGCATGGCGGCGTTGTTGATGAGCATGAAGCTCTTGCCCGTGCCCATTTCTGCAAACAAAGCTGCCTCTGGATGCTCCCAAAAGCGCTCCAAATACGCCGCTTGATGCACAAATGGCTTGTTCTTGAACGGATACCGCTCCAAAAAATAATTCATCTCTTTCTGCCTTTCTTTGATAAAGGGTATTGACAACCCGAAAAGATAGTGTACACTAAAAGCACGTTTCAAGAAAGGAGAGCGTAAACATGGCAAGAGTTTTTATTGTGCAAGAGATGCCGAATCACGATATTGCGCCTGCAATGAAGTATGGGGACATGTTGGTTCTGTTAGAGCCAAATACCCAGATTGCATTCAGCACAGCACCGACGATTCGCATGCTGCGGCGTAAGCTGCGGGACTACAAGGATGGGGACTATCTGTTATTGACAGGTGACCCTGTAGCTATTGGCTTGGCCTGCTCGATAGCTGCTTTCTATAACGCTGGCCGGTATACGGCTTTGAAGTGGGATCGCCGCGAAAGAATGTATATTCCGATTAAAATTGACATAACCGAGAATGGAGAAAGAGATGAGTAATATCAATGATATGTTTGAGCAGGATGCTGGTGCATTGGTCGTCAAGAATGAGGACCTGCAATCAGTTGGTGAGTTGGCCAAACGTGCCAAGCAGCTCGAGAAAGAGATCGAAGAGCTAGAGGCCACTGTCAAGGAACGCAAAGAACAGCAGCGCAAGTTGTTGGAAGAAAGCATTCCGGGCCGTCTGTCAGAGCTTGGCATGAAGTCGTTCAAGATGTCAGACGGTAGCCAAATCGACATCAAGGCGTTTTACAACGCAAGCATCAAGGAAGAGAACCGTGCCAGCGCCTATGAATGGTTGCGTGGTAATGGTTTCGACGACATCATCAAGAACACCGTGTCTGTGCGCTTTGGTCGAGGAGAAGACCAACTGTGCGAGACACTACTGAACCAATTGCGTGAGGACAACTACCCAGTTGAACAAGCGCAAAAGGTCGAACCCCAGACCTTGAAAGCTTGGGTTCGCGAGCAGGTGGAACGCGGAAGCGAGTTCCCCACAGAGCTGTTTGGCGTATACATCGGCCAAAGAGCAACCATCAAATCAGCATGAAAAAGGAAAATTGAAAATGGCTAAAAACGAAGTAGCAGTGAAGAAAGAAGGCGCGTTAGTTTTATCTAATGACTTTGAGCAAGACAGTGGTGGCTTTGACGGCATGGGACAGGAAGATTTTGCTCTTCCGTTCCTGCGCTTACTTACCAACACTTCTCCCGAAGTTGGTGAAGTTGAAGGAGCCATGCCCGGCATGGTTTATAACTCTGTCACCGGTGAGTTGTATGACGGCAAGAAAGGTTTGACAGTGGTTCCTTGCGCATATGTACGTCAGTACATTGAGTGGGCACCACGTGGTAGCGGCAGTGGAGCACCCATCGCCATCTACCCGGCAACGTCTGACATTTTGAGCCGCACGCACCGCGAACCGGGCGACAACAAAGACTACCTCGATACCGGCAACTACATCGAGAACACGGCCAACCATTACGTGATGGTCATCAACGATCAAGGTTTCCCCGAAGCTGCTTTGATCACCATGAAGTCCACGCAACTGAAGAAGTCGCGCAAGTGGAACAGCATGATGATGTCCACCAAGATGATGGGTGCCAACGGTCCTTTCACTCCTCCCATGTATTCACACCTGTATCGTTTGACCTCGCAAGCCGAGTCCAACGACAAGGGTAAGTGGTATGGATGGGAGATCGAGCGCATCGGCCCTATTGAAGACAAGAGCGTGTACCAAGCCGCAAAAGCATTTGCTACTCAAGTAAATGCTGGCGAAGTCAAGGTCAAGCATGCCGACGAAGAAGTCGGTACAGCAGGACCAGCACCGTTCTGATTTTTGGGAGACTGGTCGCTACATGGCGGCTCATAGCGAGCGCACTGCCGACTGTCTGGGGTGTCAGACCGGCCACTCTCCCATCTTCTATAGAGATTGCCAATGGAACAACTACAACGATTTCAGGACATATTCAGGGGACTGGATATTGCCTATGGGACATACGTAATCAAGGCGGAAAGAGGCGATGGTAAGCAAGCAGGAAAGGCTACGGTTGTTAGAAAACCCCCAACAGATGACCTATGGCAAAAACACCTTGACGGCGTTGATCCGAGTCTGGGGATTATTCCAATCCGGGCGGATAACACCTGCATCTGGGGATGTATTGACATTGACCAGTATCCTTTGGACCACAAGGGCCTAGTCGAAAAAGTTGCGCAGTTGAAACTGCCGCTTGTTGTCTGTCGCAGTAAGTCTGGAGGCGCACATGTTTTTCTCTTTACAAAAGAACCGGCCCCAGCGCGGGATTTTCAGCAGTACCTTAAGGATGCGGCAGCATTGCTCGGTGAAGCAGGCAGGGAGATTTTTCCTAAACAGGCTGAGATCCTCGTTGACCGGGGAGACACCGGAAACTTCCTCAACCTACCCTACTTCGGCGGTGACGCGGGAACAAGGTATGCATTCAATGTCGACGGTACGGCGGCAACCCTCGAAGAGTTCTTTGGACTATATGAGGCGAATGTCCAAGAGCTACCGCTCAATTTTCCTGAGCCGCCTAAGCAAGCGGAGAGTCCCATCAAAGATGGCCCTCCTTGCCTACAAGCTCTTTGCGCACAGGGCTTCCCAGAGGGGACGCGCAATAATGGATTATTCAACATTGGGATCTATCTTAAGAGGTCCGCCCCCGGAAGTTGGGAAGACAAGCTTGTGGAATACAACATCAAGCACGTGGCTCCCCCTCTCCCGAACAACGAGGTACAAGTCCTTGTCAAGCAAGTCGGCAAGAAAGACTACCAATACAAATGCAAAGACGCGCCGCTCAACAGCTTCTGCAATTCGGGCCTTTGTAGATCGCGCAAATATGGCATCGGGGGAAATGGTCCTGATGCGCCTCAAATAGCATCCCTCTCCAAGTACGCATCCGATCCACCGTTGTGGTTTTTGGATGTCAACGGCAAGCGTGTGGAGCTAGAAACGGAAAGTCTCTTTACCCAAGCTGCATTCCAAAAAGCATGCGTAGAAAAACTCAACGTGTTGCCGCCCACCCTGCGCAAACAGGATTGGGAGAACATGCTCAATGCACTGCTCAAAGAAATGGTGGAGACAGAACAGATCGCCGAGGCCAGTGAGGACACCAGTCTCAATGGCCGCTTCATGGACCTGCTTGAAGAGTTCACTACCCACATGCAACAAGCAATGGACAGGGATGAAATTCTGATGGGCCGACCATGGCGCGACGATGATGAGGCCAAGACCTACTTCCGAATGAAAGACCTTGACAACCATTTGAAGCGCAACAACTTTGTTGGGCTGACTGCACCTAAGATGGCTCAACGCCTGCGCGACATTGGCGGAGAACCGCTCCCACTGTTGCTCAAAGGACGTGCTGCTCGATGCTGGCGCATACCCAGCTTTGGCAAACAAGATGCACCGTTCGATACCCAAACCACACGCACCGAAGGGAGCCCGTTTTGAGATACATGACAATTGATGGACACGACAACGCAATCATTGGCCCGGCATTTATTTGGCGCGACCAAACTCATGTTTCTGTGCTTGTCTACAACGCGGAAACAATCAGGAACAACCTGATGGGGGACGGCATGTCCGCCGAGGAAGCGCGGGAGTACATCGAGTACAACATTGAGGGTGCTTACGTAGGCCAGCA